AGATTTCTGGATGTTAGTAGCTCTTCTACTGTCATTATGCTACTTCAGCATGAAATGATCCGTCTGTGCGCCTAAGTCGGACTATCTCTTTGCCTTCTATCATTTGTCCTAGGCTAATGTAAGGGCCTCCACTGGGGTCAAACATGCCAAGGTTTTGGTCATCTATGCCAGACACGCCTTCTCTACCACCAGAACGACAGTACTCCATAGAAGTTCCTGTCATAATAAATTTGTAGCTGTTATCGTCTTGCTTTTCCCAGCACCATTTATCCCCATATCTATTCTTAATCATCTTCCTATATCCTTTATGTTTTCTTTGCTAATTACTTGGTATGCCCCTTTGTTATATGCGGGTGCAATTGTATATATTGAATCTAGTACTTCTCTGGTAATGCACACAGTATTTGAGCCAGACTCGGCCGCAGATTTATACTCTTTAGTATCTCTACGGTATACGTCGGTCTCTTCGAGTGGTTGAAAATCAGGCGTGTATCGCTTAGCTTTAGGCAAAGGCTTTCGCTTTCTACCTGAGCTAGTGTGTCGTAAACTACCGAATGTAAGTGCCAAATGCTTCTCTCCTTTTAAGTATCCGTATATTATACGCATATAAAGTTAAAAAGTCAAGAAATATTTTAAAGATCGTGAATGTCTTCGCCGGTCTTATGCGTAGAGTCTTCTTTCTCTTTAGGAGTGAGTGCAGACTCAGGGCCAATCTTAAGGGTGTCCCAGTCTACTGTAGAGGTGAATGACTTCATAGAGGCTGATCGCATCTTTACACAGTTCAAAGTGATACACGCATCTTCGTGCTCCCACGTTTCAAGTGCATATGCTGCATCTGCCGCATCGAGAATACCTTTAGCGAAACGGGCTTCTCCGCTTGCGTCTGTTTGATAAGGTGTAAATACCGTACAATCATACTCTTGTGCCATTGATTTCAACGCCTTGCTTACTTCGATTTGTTCTGTCCAGTCGTACTGACCTCCCCGAGAAGGGAGACTCGACCGCTTTACTTGATTGATATAGTCCACTATGATAATACCCACATTCATTGGCTTAACTTTTTTGTCAAGCTCTGCACGAATTTTAGATAACGTAAGAGAAGGATCATAGACAACATCAAGCTGTTGAGTCGGGAGGAGCTCACCAACTTGTAGCTTACTATGAAACTTATCGAAATCACGGTGTTCTTTGTACTCGTTCAAGCGGTCTTGCCCAGCAACAAAACGATCTGCCCACCACGAAGCAACCTTCTCCCACTCTCCTACACTAAGATTCTTAGTACGCAGACGTGAAAAAGGGACTTCTGTGGCTATGGCACAGCATCGCTGAAGGATAGATCGGCTATCCATTTCTATAGTGAAATAGATAGCCGACTTACCAGTTTTGATAACACTATTGGCAATGTTAGCACAAATAACTGACTTACCTGCTCCTCGTTTACCACCAACCATTACTAGATCTCGGGGAGAGAACTGTATCTCGTGGTCGTATTCCTCATTGAGACCGAGGGGCACGTACTTAGCTAAATCTTCTTCTGGTTCAAACAAGGAAATACGTTGCATACTTTCTTGTGGATCTTCCAAATCTACTTTTTGCTCAATATCAAGTACGATCTGGTGAAGGTGTTGAACAGACTCTTGTGCATCCTCGAACGCAACAGAGTGCTCAACATAATCTTCAAGTGAATCCAGAATTTCTTTTTGAGTATATTCGTTCTTCAAGTACTGGAGAAGCATGTCAGGGTCGGCATCGACCTCAACTGCTTCTACTGCGAACAGTTTTTCACGAGTACTTGAATCACGAATCTCAAACTTTAGATCTTCAATCGTTGGCATCTTATGAAAATCGGCAGAGTGTTTATCAATAACCTTATAAAGACTATGATATTCCTCTGGCAGATAATGCTTATGCGTAACACTCCAAGTCTGAAAGTCTCCGAGTGTTAGCACTTGCTTTATCAAAGCACTTGCGATATTCAATGAAATTCTCCCGATTTCAAATCTAAAAAAAGTGAGCAGACCCCGAGGAGCCTACTCTTATAAAGCGTACTAGACGATAACCGACTTTAGAGGGTGGTCTCTATTAAGCAACACGCCCCATGTTGCTCTAGTACTAAAAAGGATTAAGCAGATGCTTTTTCTTTCTTAGCTGCGCCATCATAGTCAGCGGCTGAAATGCCACGACGTGTTAGCATAGTCTTGACGCCACGAGCAGTTTTGCCAATCGCTTCAGCGATATCTTCAACACCCATAGTTGCAATGTCAGTCAACTCGGCCAATGGATCTTCCTTAGAAGCGCCTTTGGTAGTCTCTTGACGAGGAATTGCGTCAATGTCTCCAGAACGAAGTAGGCTAAGAGCCTTGCCACGTACAGAGTTTACAGAACGGTCTAGCTCAGCCGCGATTGCTTCTACGAAAGCACCGTCTTGTACCATAGATACAAAGGTGACTTCTTCAGCAGGAGAGTACGTGCGTACAGCTTCTACTTTAGGAGCAGGCTTGACGTGGCCAGTTAGTTCCATAGAGAGGATCTTGCCTTGGATTGACTTAGGAGAGAATGCGCCATCTTCAAAATGACCTGCAATCTCTGCATAAGTGTAGTCTCCGCTATTGTCTGAGACAAAAGCAGCAAGAGTTGCTTCTTGTGAGTCGCTAAACGCACGAGTTGCGCTGGCAGAAGCCAGTTCTACGTCGAAGCCCATCTTTCGCAATTTGCTTGAGATAGATCGAGTAGAGGTTTCAAGTTCAACAGCTGCTGAGGCAACAGTTGCTTGAGAGACGGGGCTTTCGCCACCGATAAAATCAGTTAGAGCGGTAGTACGCTCGTCATTCCACTTAGGTAGTGCCATGTTTTTTATTCTCCAGTGAGAGTTTTGAGGTTAGTTACAATTTGAATGCCAGCTTCTCTGGCTTTCTTAGTTTTTGCGGATTCAATACCACTTTCGTTTACTAGGATAGTTACACCCTTAGTCAAACTAGATTTTACATTAAGCCCTACAGCTTCCAAAGCGGCGTGCGCTTCTGCTTTAGTTTTGTAGCTTAGCAACTTACCTGTGATACACACAGTATTAACTGAGGTATTAATAGGTTTGGCTTCTGCCTGTACAAACTTAAAACTAAAGGGTAGCAAAGATACTTGGTAAAACTCTTCATCAATCCACTTCAATAAGTTAGCTGTAGATTTCTCGCCTAGCCCTGCGTCTCGGCATGTTTCGTAGTCTATTTCTTCAATATCAATGCAGACTTTGGAAAGCTTTTCCGAGGCAGTTTTGCCAATAAGAGGTATACTAAAAGCAGGTAACAGTATGTTCAGTGGGGCATTCTTTGATCGTTCTAATTCATCTACTAGCTTTACCGCGAGTCTTTCAGATCCAATCCGAGCAACTATTTCTTTTGTAGATAAAGAGTACAATTCCTCAAGGGACATAATCTCCATCTTCAATACAGTAGCAGGCCCGAGTCCTTTGATCTTTAGAGTCTTGGCAAAGTGTTCGATGAGTTTAAGAACTTTCTCTCCGCAATGCGGATTCTTACAATACAGAAGGTAATTGACTTCGTCTAACACCGAACTACAGCTGGGGCAGTTTATTGGGGCTTCGATTTTGGTCATTTGTATTCCTCTGAAATTGAATAAGTATTATACGTAACTTTGAGCTTTCTGTCAAGAACTATTTTTCAATACGTCTCACAATCCTGGGAATGATTTCCCCTGATCGTATCACTTCTACTCTACAACCTATTTCTAGGTTTAGGTCTCGTATGTACTCAATATTGTGTAGAGTGGCTCTCGAAACAGTTGCTCCGCCAATGTTAATAGGATCTAGGATCGCTACTGGACTGACTACGCCACTCTTACCGAGTTGCCATACTACATCAATAAGTGTTGTTGCCACTCCCTGTGCCTGTTCTTTAAGAGCGAAGGCACCACGGGGGTGTTTAGAGGTATGTCCTAGTTGCAAGTACTTTAGATTATCACTTAGTCGATAGACAAGTCCATCGGTAGGGTAGTCTGTAGTATCGAAACGATCAACTGTATTAAAACCCCATTTGTATAAGATACCGAGGGCAGCTTCATACATAGTGTCTAATTCAGGTGTCGCATCATAGGCAACGAATACTAAAGGGCGTGTAGTGAACTCATCGAGTCCTGACAAACCTTTTAATCCGAGTGAACCCGCAGCGAAATTGCGAGAGTTCGGAATACTACTAGGGGCAACAACTTCCCCCGTTATTTGGATTACACGTTTGTCACCAATATAATTGGGAACAAGCTGTGCCATCTTATCCGTAATATCTCTGCCTTGTATACCGTCTCCACGAGTTAAAGCTAACTCTAGGAAGCCGTTTACATATAACAAAGATACTGCCGCTCCATCTAGTTTAGGAGTACGTGTGCAAGCAGATATATCAAGAGGAGCTTTGTCCAGATCGAAGCATTTCTGCAATGAGTACATTTGATAAGTATGCGAAACCGCATCCGTAACAGTGTATCCCACTTTATTGTAGTTATGCTTAGACGCTAAAAGATCAAACTCTTCATCAGAAATGAGAGGATAACCTTCGTAGTACATAGTACTCGCTCTGTCTAAAAATGCTTGCATGTAATTCCCCTAAATAAGAAAGTATATTATACGGGACTTTAACAAACTTGTCAAGAACTATTTATAGAGATCCTGTATAAGATCTGAAAAATGTTCTTCTACCATCTCTTTTGACTCTGCTAGTGACAGTATCTCTACTAGACCCATGAAGAGTTCTCTGGAGTTGGTAAGATCAAGCGGCATTGCTACACCCTCAGGCGTAGGTTTCCACTCTTCCTCAAAGTCCATATAATATTTACGTAGATGCAAGTACTCAATACCTCTAAAGGTATTAATAGTAAGTCGTACTTGCACTTCTTTAACTTCGTCATAGTGAATTACACGAGAATACGCTTCAGGAGCCTGATGAAGTTCCATTATCTTCCCTCATTTTTGAGAATAGAAGACAGCGGTACAACACTAGACACATTAGCAGGTCTGAGTAGTCGATATGAGTCGGTATCCCAACAGAAGAAAAGAAGGGTGTCATCCGTTTCTTTTGCCCTATTCTTCTTCTTTTGAATGTAGGGAGTAGAAAAGTCTAAGGTACAAACATTGTACTTTAGTTTCTTGGAGTGCTCGCTACGATATGTAATAACAGCGTCTCCATAATTGTGCACTAACTGTGCCAGTTCTTGCTTTTTCACTATAGCTCCTTGGTAGTATTTCAGCAATCATTATTGTGAGTATACTTACTGCAAGGTTATTTATAGTAGATATAAAAACACCCCACTAGACGAATCTAGTAGGGTGTGGATTACTTAGGCTTCGTTAATCGCTGTGATTATTGAAGTAAAGTATTGTGAGGCTTTGCCAGTAAGTTTGGCAATAATCTCTTCATCTACAGGCTGTCCGGCATCACTGAGTGCTGCTATGAGCGCCTCAGCTGCGGCAGCTTTAGATACGCGAGTACCTGAAGCCCCTCCACCTGTAGCTCCACCACTGGATTTAGCGGCAGGGGTTTTCTTAACATAAACGCCAGCTTTTGTTAAGATCATACGAACACCGTTAGGTGACTCGTCTAATTCGTCTGCAATATCTTTAACAATCTCCATGCTAGTCTCTGGAGTTGGTTGTGCTTCTTCATACAGGTTTACTGCCTGTGCTTTCTTATCGTCGTCCCAAGCCACTTTTCGTGTCCTTCTGTTAGGGTTTTTATTACCTGGGCAGTCGCCCAGTGCTTGTAGTTGCTGAGTATAGAATCGGTCACCCAATGTTATTCTCCTTGATTTGAAAAGATATTATACGCAATTTTAAGCTATGCGTCAAGAAATATTTTTTACAACCTCTCCAAATTCACACCATATTTTTTCAAATGTTGTAGTGTTCCTAATTCATATGCAGGAGCATACGCACTAAAACCACCAGATTGTACACTAGAAAAGAAAGTATCTTCGCTGTCTACTTTCTGAACTATATACACAGCGTAACATGGACAGCCGTACTTGCCTTCATAGTCAAACTGTGTCATGCCTTTCTTACTTGCCAACCATTCTGAGTCTAGTCGTTCTTTAACTATGACTGTGCTGTGGTAGGTTGACGACCACGCTACTTCTCCCATTTTAAAGTCTTCAGCTACGCACTCATCGGGGAAATAATGAGGAGTTAGTCTTTCTTCTTTGTTATTGGGTCTCGCTGGGACTCCAACTCTTTCAAGAATTCCGCGTACAAACCCTGCTGAACGAAAGAGTCGTTTAGAAATATCTGATATAGTATCTCCTCCGAGGAAGCTCTCGCACGTTTCACAGATTTCTGCATCAGTTGCTGGGCGGCCACGAAGACCTGCTTTACGGTTTTTAGTATACTCTTTTTGGTCATTATATTCTTCTATGATATTACTTAGCCTAGTAGTATTATAGGCAATATTAAGAATGTCACACGCTTCTTTCTTAGTAATCGGTTTCTCAGCAGTCTCGTTGGCTGTAGTTGTAGGGGTCAATAGGGCTATAACTTTCTCGATGTTCACCTTCGATAAGTTTTCGTAGCTCTTCTTCTTTACGCGCTTCGCCATCAGTCTCTAACTCCAATTCTAATTTAAACATTAAACAGCAAATAGCGTGTGCTAAATGCGACAAATTTGTTTCTGGATCTTCTAGCTCTCCATCCAGATGGGAGAATATGTGCCGAAGTGCACCGCCGCTGTATCTTTTCTGGGCATCCTCTAGCTTTCGCCAGTTCTCTTCGTCGTACTTAGAGGCACCAAAAGTCAGTACCTTTGCTACTTCGACCGTAGCTTTCGGAGGCAGAAGGTACATCTTAGGTTTCTCACTATCAAATTTTTTGCCTGGAGCCTCCCACTTCGGAAGCTCTCCGCTAGGAGCTACATTGATAAAGCCTTTTAAGTCTTTAATCTCCATGTACAAAGTCCTTAATCATAGGAAAGAACTTATTAATTGT